ATCACCAGCTTGCCTTCGAACCACTCGGCGTTCGGGTCGTTCTCCGGTTCGAAGCCCGGAAGGGCGGGCGCCGGGCGCGTATCGACTGGCGCGTCGATGGCCTCACCGTTCGCGTCGTAGTCCGTGACGGTCACGCGCTCAGCGGCGGTCGGTTCGAACGGCGGGTCTTCGTAGGGGTGTTCGGTGCCCTCTTCGTCCTGCCATGTCTGGCCGGGGACTTCGGGTTCTGCGGTCGCGGACTTGCGTGCCATGTTGGTGGGGGTTCCTTTCTGAGACGGGCGGCGGCACCTTTAGCGAGTGGGTTTCCCGGCCCACCGCCGCCCGGGCCGGTTAGGTCATCAGGGCCGCTTGTGGCGTCTCCTGCGATGCGCCGGCGATCTGGGCCTGTACGGCGGCCGCCACGAGGTCCTTCTCCGTCTTGCCGGGGTTAGCGAAGAACCACGCGTCGATCAGCTGGGCCGTGTTGTCCTTCGTGGGGGCCTCTCCCAGGACGGGCGCGAGATGGGCCATCGAGATGGTCGCGGCCTCGAGCGCGGCAGAGAGCGCCTTGCTGGTCCAGAGCGGGCCGCGGAAGACTTCGGCCTCGCCGTCGATGACCTCTCCGTCTTCCGTCACGTCGGTTCGCGGCGCGCGTTGGGAGCTGCGTGGCGGCCGCTGGTTCGCGGGCTTCGGTGCGCGGTCCATCGGTTCGGAGTCCGCCTGTTCCATCTCGGAGTCGGCGTAGAGGCCCGAGAGCTCCTGCGGGAACGCCTTGCGGAGCGCCAGCACTTCGGCGCACTTCGCGATCATCACGTCCGGCATGGTCTTCCAGAGGCCAGAGGGCCGGCCGTCGCGGTCGGTCTGCTGGTAGGACTTGAGGGTCGCGATGCCCCAGACGGGTTCGACAAAGCCGGAGCGGAACACTCCCACGCGGGCAGCCGCCGGTGCTTCCTTCGCGAGCCACACGTCGCGCCATTCGCCGTCTTCACCGCACCACTGCGGGCCACGCTGGCCGGCGTACTCGCCCGTTCGTTGGGCAATGAGGCGGTAGCCATCCACGCCCGTCTGAATCGTCATCGTCGGGCCGTCCTGGCCCTTCCGCACGACCGCGTAGATCTGCTTGGCGAACGGGTTCAGGCCGGTGCGCTGGGCCACTTCGCAGAAAAGCGAGAACTGATCGTCCGTCGTGCCCTTCGCGACCGTTGCCTTCAGCAGGTCGAGTTGCTGCCGGTTGAACTGGAGCTGCGTTACCGCCCCGCCTTCCGGTTGTTCATAGAGCTGGACTGCACTGGTCATTTAGTTTCCCCTCCTACTGGTCCCGGCCACGATGTCGTCACGCCACACCTCAATGCCGGGGATTGCTGAGGCGGCGCGGCCCTTGAGGCCATCCACCGCCTTGCGGATCGCAACCTTGTCGGGCTGCATGTACTCCCGCGGGAGCTTGTCTTCGTCCACGATGCGGAAGTCCCAATGCTCGCGCGTCGAGATGCCCGTCACCTTCGTGTTGGCCGGCGGGACGTAGGGCGTAGGGACCGTGCGGGCCTGCGCGGCTGCCGTGTCGGCCTTCGCCTCCTGCTGTTCCGCCCGGGATTCCATCCGTGCGGCCTCGGCCAGTTCGCCTTCGCGGCGCTTCTCTTCGGCGGCGAGGCGGAGTTGTTCGGCCTTCGCTTCGGCCAGTCGGGCTTCGGCCGCGAGCCGTTCCTGTTCCTTCCGGGCCTCTTCGCGCAAGCGCGCTTCCTCTTCGCGCCGCTTCCGCTCCTGCTCGGCGGTGAACGTTTTGATGGCGCCGTCGATCTCCTGGATGGCCGTGGTCAGTATTGAAAGCGGGTTTCGGAACTGGTCATCAACCGTCCGTGCGCCTTCGAGGTATGGCGCCTTGAGTTCAACACGCTTGCCCTCGTGTTCGTTGTAGCGCAGCTTCATTCGTGCGCGCTCGTCGCTGGCGGCCTGCAAATCCGATGCGTTCGTGATGTGGGCGTACCGCGCCCGAACCATCGCAAGGATGCTCTCCGCCTCCTTACCGGCATCGATGGCTTCGGGGATGATTACTAGCTGGGTCGTGGCCTCGGTCGTCATGCCGCCTCCTGTTCAATCAGCAGGGCTGGCGGCGCGTCGTGCGCGTCGCTCCAGTCCCACACCTGTTTCATAGCGATGAAGGCCTCGAAGTCCGCCCGGTGGTCTTCGCGCCGGTAGGCTTTGAGCCGGTAGGTCCCGTCCTTGCGGAGCTGGACGGCGTAGCGATCGCGGGCCTGTTCGGCGCGTGGCCGCCCGAGGTTGTAGCCCTCGTGATAGGCGGCCGTCTGGAGCCCCACCCACGGGTGCAGTTGCGCGACCGTCTTGATCTCGAGCGTGGCGCGTGTCCCGCCCAACAGGCCGATCCGGTCGACCGTCCCGGCATACCGGACGGTCGGATGCCAGATGCGCTGTTCGACGATCTCCGGCTGGAACCCGGATTCCCGCTTGAAGGCGAGCCACGCCTGGACGTAGGGCCACTCCGCGTGTTCCGGGAGAAGGGCCGTGCCGTCGTTCGCGATGATGGCGTCGGAGGTTACGTCGGCCTCGAAGAGGTCGATGAGTTCCGTCCAGCCGTGGACGTTGGAACCGCGCTCGAGGGCCTCGGCCAACACGAACTGCGGGGCGCGCGCGTAGAGGGGCGCGGTGATGAGCGAGAGGATTTGCGTCACGCTCCGGACCCACTGGCCCTCGTGGTAATAGCGATGCACGTCCTCATCAAAGGTGAGGCCAGGCGCATCGGCGGCGCGCACCGGGAGGCCCGCTACATGAGCCATTCGGGCGCATCTCCTTCGCACGGCTCGCACCAGCGCGCGCCGGGTTCTTTGGCGGCACCGCAGCGGTCGCACTTCCGCGCGAGCCGCGTGTCCTCGTACCACCAGACAATGGCCAGCAGGGCGAAGCCAATCAGCAGAACGAAGTGCTCAACGGTCGGCATGGCTGGCCCCCCCGCAGTCGAACTCGTCGTGCTCACGGCAGTAGGCGGCCGCGCAAGGTGCTATGTGGAAGACGTCGTCGTCAAACCCGGCGAGCTTCGTGCTTGCGTCCGGGTCAACCGGGTCGCCGCAGAGTCCGCACCGCTTCCAATGCATCCACGCCGGGTCGCTGTCGCGGCGCGAGAATTGGGGTTCGAGGAGGGAGGGGCCGCTCATGACTCCATCTCCCGTTCCACGTCAGTCAACAGCGCCTCGTAGGCTTCCGGGCTGGCCGATTCCAGGCGTGCCATCGCGAGGTACATCCGGTGGTGCTTCTCGATCTCCGACATGCTCCAATCGTCGCGAACCCACCAGTCGGCATTGCCGCGGTAGTGCAACTCGTGCATCCGCTTATCCGGGTCGGGGTTCTGCCGGTCGCGCACGTAGCCGGAGTCGCGAAGAAACCGGATCGCCTGGATCTGATCTGGGTGACCGCCGAACCCGGTCGCTGCAAAATGGCCGCTCATGGGGCGATTCCTCGCCTTTCCTTCTCGCGCATACGGGCAGCAGCCTCGCGGCCCCAACGCCGGCGGCATGTCCTACATGCCCGCATCTTTCCGTAGACGACGAGGTTGTCTCCGCTGAGTGGATGGCCGTGGTCGCAGTGCGTTTTTAGAGCGTTGCGGGCTTGAATGGATTCTCCGCGCAGGGTGTTGATGCGTGGCGTCACCGGCTCCAAGTGGTCCGGATTCACACAGGCAGGGGTTCGGCACAGGTGGTCAATCTGAAGGCCGTCCGGAATGGGTCCGACCAACGCTGTGTAGGACCAGCGGTGAGCCTTCCACCTGACCCTTTCGACCTTGAACTGGCCGTACCCACTGACGAGGGTGCCTGTCCAGATCCAGCATCCGCAGTCGGGAAAGTCCAGGTAGGCCACGAACCGCTCAAGGGGCGTCGCGTTTGGAGAGTGCCCGTGCCCCCGAAGAGATCGGGCGGCTTGCCGCTCGGGAGCATGAAGGCCAAAGTTACGCACTTCCGGCCGACCGGTTCGGCGCCACCTAGCCCAATGCATCTCGCAGTAACCCCTGCCGTAGAGAGGGCGGGGGCAGCCGTCTATCGAACAGCCGCCGCGGAGCGTGAGGAAGACCGGGCCCAACCTCCCTTCCGGAAGGTCCCCGCTGGGCCCGGTCTCGTGCATCGGGGCGGTCATCAGTAGTACCTCACGCCTTCCACGGTCTCGCGGACGAGCGTGACCCACGCGCGCATGCCGGTCGGGAAGTGATTGACGTTTTCGAGTTCCATCCCGCGGGCGTAGCGTTCGGCGTAGTCCTGCGCCTCGCGCTCGTTGTCGAAGTAGCGGGAATGTTCCCCGCGGTCATGAGGGTGCACCGTTACGCGCCATGAGACGCCGGTGACCGGAAGGGTGCGGAGGGTTGCTGTCGGTGTTTCCACGGGGCTATCCTTCTGTTGAGCAGGGTTTCGTTTGTGGTTTGGCTTGGGGCCGGATTCGCGTCCGGCCCTTCGCCGTTCTCGGGGGACTATCTGTTCGGATGCGCTACCTCCTGAATGCCAGCCGGATCGCCATGACGACCATCCAGATGGCGGTGAACGTGAGGCCGCTCGCGATGTCGGCGGCCGAGATGGCTAGTGGTCCGGGATGAGCGGCCCCCTTTCGTCACGCCACGCCGACGGTCAGCGCCCGAAGGGCGCCCCGGTGACGTGCGTTTTCCTTGAGGTCATGGGCTACGAGGTCGGCAACCATGCGGGCGACCGCCTCGAATTCCGAGCGGCCAGGTGCGTTGGGGCCAGCCTTCGCCAGCCCTTGCAGCAACGTGTCGTGGATCGTCCGCACGGTGGCGAACTCCCACGGGTCGCTATCGATGGCATCCCAGATGAGGGCCTTCGCCTCCATGTGTGATTCCTCGCGGAGTTGTTCAGGGGAGGGCTTCACGCCCGGCGTGCCGCTCATTGGGAGCACCCGCCAACGCCCGTTATTCGATACACGCGAGTAGGCGTTTTATGCGTTCGCGATATATCAGTTATGCAGTAGAGTACGGTGGTTGTCACGGTATGTCGCCTTTCCTAGCCCGCGCTCGCCGGCAGGTGTTCGTCGATGAGCGAGCGGACAACCTCCACGACCGTGGCCTTGCGAATGGCATTGGACCGCGCCTCAACCTGCTCCTGGAGGCGGCGGTAGTGTTCATCGGTCAAGTAGACCACAACGCGCCGAGTCGGTGTTTCTGTTGCCATGTCGGAAATCCTTGCACCTTGCCCAAACAATGTCAAGCGTTGTGCCATACGGGTGGCCATCTTGGTAAAGTTGGTCGCGTTATGGAGTTAGACCGGCGAATCGCCCTTGGGGACTACATCCGGGACGCCCGCGAGGCCCGGCGGCCGAGGGTCAAACAGCAGGACGTTGCGGACGCGGTTGGTGTCAGCCGGGGAACCATCACGTCGCTGGAGCGGGGCGGCCTGGTCAACCCGAAGATCGACATGCTCCAGAAGGTGGCGGACGCGCTCGACATCCCGGTCGGCGAGCTGTTTGCCCGAGCCGGGATCAGCCAGCCAGACGCCGAACTCGGGGCGCTTCAATGGCTTGCTGAACAACTGGACCGGCCAAACCTTCGTCGGCTAGTCGCGATAGGGCACGCACTACTGCGAGAGCAGCTTGATCAGCCTCGAAAGGAAGCTCGATGAGCCGGGCACCCGTTATGTGGAACGCGCTAGCTTTCTCGCCCTCCACAACGCAAATGAACTGGGGCATCGCCAGCCTCCCTATCGTGGTGTCAGCGCCTTGTACTCCACTCGTTAACGAGTCGTCAATTAAGTGCCTGCTTAGTGGTTCAACGCACAAACGGGGGTAACGCCAATCCCCTGTTGGCATTGGAGGTTTGCTGCGTGATTTTCCTCGCCATCGTTTTTCCACCGCTCGCCATGATCCTGATCAACCGGCCCGGCCAGTTCGTGCTCAACGTCCTGTTGTGCATCTTCGGGTTCTGGATCGCCGGCATCATCCACGGGGTGATCATCGTGAACGGGCACAACAACCAGAAACGCCAGGCCGAGCTGTTACAGGCTCAGCGAGAGATGTTCCGGGAGCAGACGGCCATGCTGATCGCGAACCAGATGGCGTTGCACCCACTGCCAACCGTGCCCGAACACTACGAAATGCCACCGCCGCCCGAAGAGCCCGCCCGCCCGACGCGCCTTTGGCAGGACATTCCGGAAGACGAGCGGCCTGAACGCCCAGCGGCGGAGTAGCCCGATGGAGCGGTTGGGGAGATGAGGGCCGGGGCAGACTGGAGAAGCCAACACCCCGGCCCGTTGCTGGACGCCCGGCGGCCCACCTGATTCGCAGCCCGCCCGGTCGCCCGCCTTTAGCCGGTGCGGGTGGATGCCTTCCCGACCGCGTAGACCGTGCCGCCACCGAGCAGGTACGCGATAGCTTCCCGGGCGTAGTCGCCGTCGAGCAGGCCGCTCGTGACGAGCATGCCGACGCCGACGATGGCGGCAAACCCGATGATGATCCCGATGTTGACGGTGGTTGCGAGTGACTTCATTGGGACAATGCCTCCTTCATGTCGATCCGGTGCCAGAGTGCGCGACTGTTCGCACCGGACTTTTGGCGGTACTCGACGATTGTGTGCATGGCCATTCGGCGGGCGAGCGGCCTGTTTACTTTGGCGACCCACTTCGCGAGCGTGAGCAACCAACGGCGACGGACGCGAAAGGTGATGGCCACTTCGACTGCCATGGCTAGACCTCCGTCGGGACAGAGGTTGTCCCGTTCAGTTGGAGCGCGTGGACGTGCGCCTGGGCGTTCTCGATTTGCTGGCGAAGGCTGCGCTCGCGGCCCTCTGCCGCCTCGGTCATGCGGTACATGGCGTACTTGAGCCGCTCCTCGCGAGGCTTGCCGGCGAGCTCGGCGCCTGCGTAGAGCGCGATGATCAGGTCTTCGAGTGCGGTCATGTCTGCCCCTTTCGAAAGGTGGGCTACGAGGTCCTCGACGGTGACGCGCCCATCGGGGCAAGCGGTGGCGCTGATCATCGAATGGAGCAACAGGTTTCGGGCGTCGAACGTCGTGATCCACTGCTCGGCAACCAGCCATTCGTGGATGCGAGCCCAACTCGCCCATTGCGCCTCGGTGACAGCGGTGAAGCGTGCGCCCTTGGACTTGCCGAAGCCCGTTAGCTCGATGCTGAACGTCTCGGTGTTGGGGTTGATGCCCTGCGCGTACCAGCCCTGGATGAGAGTGTTGTCTGGCGGCCCACCTACCCGGTCGGTTGCGCCGTTGCCCCATGCGGACTGGCCGAACTCGACCATCTGGGTGATGTGGCCGTCGCCCTTGATCCAGAGATGGACGCTGCCCGGCTTCTGCGGAGGCGTTGGCGTGCGGGTGAAGAATCGCGCCGGCGGGCCGTCCATCAAGTTGGAGTCTGCCGAGTGCGTGACGCTGGCTTTCGGATTGTGGCCACGGCTGTAGCCACCAAAGTTCGGTGACGGCCGCCAGTCGGCAAACGGGAGCCGTTGCGCTTTCATCCCGGCACCTTCGCGTTTTTGTAGTGAGCCGAATCCTTGCGGTCCTCGTTGAGGGCCCACGCGACGAAGCCGGACGCGAGCGCGATGGCTCCCCCGATGGCCGAGAGGATCACGATGCCCGCGAGCCTCGGCATGCCACATTGCCAGCTACGATCCACGGCGCACCGCCTTTCGTTCGACGACGTGTTTGGCCGACAGAACGCGTTTCAGGTCGGCCCAGAGGGTGGTATTGCGGAAGAGCAGCCACAGGCCGAGCGTGATGCCGAGCCCGATGCCGAGCCCCACCGCGAGGGAGTTGAGGACGCCCATCAGGAGCCAGAACGCGAGCTCCATCAATGCACCACCGGGATGGTCCCGTATGCCAACCTTTTGGCGGAGCCGTTCACCGTTGCCCACAATTCATAGGCCCGAGTCGCCCCGGGCGGGACGTTCGCCGTCTGTGCGGCCGTGGCCTGGACCGTCACGGTGGGAGCTGAGCCGACAGTGATCCCGCTGCTCACGGCGAGCGAGACGTAAGCCTTGGCCGCGCGGGCGGTTGCCGTGCCGCCAGCCGTCGCCAGCGACTCGAAGATGTAGAAAGCCCACGCGCCATAGCTGGAGAAGCTCGCCGCCGGGTCATAAGTGCCGTCCGATTGTTCCTCCTGAACCGTGACGGTGAAGTCCCAGACTTCGCCCGGCGTCACGGCCTTTGTGGTGGGAATGTCGTACCTTCGCGGGTCGGTCATGGGGTCACCTCGATGGGCTGAGCCGTGCGGGCCGTGATGCCCACCGGTTGGACGTGGCGGCCTTCAAGCGCGATCGCGGCCGCCAGGATGGCGTCGATGGCGGTTGGTTGCGGTACGCGCCCGGTGATCCCCGTGGGGTAGGGCACGATGGCCGTGATGGGTATGCCGTAGAGGACGGTGACGACCTCGAGAAGCGCCGCCATCGCGGGCTGCAACGTGGCCGCGATAGTGCCGGTGATGGTTTGCTGGCCCAGGAGCGCGGCCGTGGCCATCTGGAGGGTCGCGGCGATCTGGCCCGATTGGCCGTGCTGCCCCGAGAGGGCCGCCGTGGCCGTCTGGATCGTTGCCGCGATGACGCCCGCCATGACCTGCTGCCCGGTTGCCGCGGCGGTTGGCGGCTGGACGGATGCCGCGATGCTCCCGGCCTGTTCGTGCGTTGCGGTGAGGGACGCGGTAGCGGCCCGAAGGGTCGCGGCGATTGTCCCGGTTGGGGGTTCGGCGGCCTCTCCGGTAGCGGCTGCAGTTGCTGGTTGCAGCGTCGCCGAGATGGTGCCCGTTACGGTCTGCGTGCCCGCAATGGCGGCTGTCGCGGCCTGGAGCGTCGCCGAGATCGTGCCGGTAAACCCGGACGTACCGGAGAGAGCAGCCGTCGCGGCTTGGAGTGTGGCGGCCACCGTGCCGGATGGCTGCATTGCCCCGGACGCGGCTGCCGTGGCGGGCTGCACGCTGGCCGCCACGATGCCCTGCTGAGCTTGCGTGCCGGTCAGGGAGGCTGTCGCGGGCCGGAGAGAACCGGCGACCGTACCGGTGTATCCCGAGGCGCCCGTGAGGGAAGCGGTAGCGGCCTGGAGCGCGGCGGCGATTTCCCCCGCTGGCTGCATGACGCCGGTCAACGCGGCGGTAGCGGCCTGCAGAGTCGCGATAATGGCGGCGGCCTGGGCGTGCGTCCCGACGAGCGCCGCGACGGCAGGCTGGAGGGTGGCGGCGACCGCGCCCGTTTGTTCGTGCTGGCCGGTGGCCGCAGCGGTAGCGGGCTGGACACTGGCCGCAATGGTGCCGCTGGGCTGCATGGCCCCCGCGAGTGCAGCGGTCGCCGCCCGGATGGTTGCCGCAATCGTGCCGGTCTGGGATTGCGCCCCCTCGGCCGAGGCGGTTGCCGGTAGGAGGGTGGCAGCTATCGTGCCTGTCTGGGCCTGCTGTCCTGATAGCGCGGCGGTTGCGGCCTGGATGGTGGCGGCGATTGTCCCGGCGGGATGCATCGTGCCCGAGAGGGAGGCGGTCGCAGGTTGGACTTGCGCCGCCACAGTGCCCGTTTGTTCATGGGTTCCGGTGGCGGTGGCGGTAGCGGGTTGCAGTTCGGCCGCGATGGTGCCGGACTGTTCGTGGGTGGCCGTGAGGGACGCGGTAGCGGGTTGGAGGGTGGCCGCTATCGTGCCTTCCGCACCTGCCGCCTCGTGGGTGACTACCAGCTTCGGGTCTTGGGTGGTGCCCGTCTCATCTGCTGAAGTGAAGTCGATGAGTTCCCGCCCCGTCGTGTCATCCGACGTCGGGGTAGTTCCCAGGCGGAGACGGTTTGACGCGAGAAGGAAGCGCGTAATTCCACTGGTATTCACCAGGGAGGCGAGGTCGCCCGTGAAGTCCTTGTAGCTCCCGGTGGATGCCCCTGATGTGCTCCAGGTTGCCGATGGGGATGGTATGGAAGCGCCGGGGACGAAATCCGCATAGGCCAACGTGCCCCAATCTCCGATGGGGGAGACCTCGACGGTAAAGTCCGTGTTTGACGTGTCCTCCTGCAACCACATGCTGAGAGTGGCCGCTGTCACGATTTCGGTGCCTAGCGCTGACGTGTCAAGGCCAAGGAAGCCCTCTGAGACGTAGTAGATCCCGCCGCTGCCGGAGTTGTAGCGCTGCCCGATGTGAATGCGCGGGCCGGTGCTGCTAACGAACGAGGTTGAACTCGTCCCACTGCGGGCGTTGGAGTACGAAGCGTCCCAACCGGATTCGACGTAGCCGTCGCCATTACTGCCAGCGATACCATAGAACGTGCTCACCGTCCCCGGCTTCGCCTTCACCCACGGCTCACGCCCGCCCTTCGTCACCACCTTTACCGTGTGCGCCAGGTCGATGCGAGCGGCTTCTACCGGATCTTCGCGGAACCGGGCGTTCCCGTGGGTATCGAATGTGCCATCAGGCACCATGACCGGTGAACCGTCCCAACACTGCACCCGGTCGCGGAAGATGACGCGCTCGCCTTCCGTCACCCGCAGGTCATAGACCGCCGCATGGCGCTGGCCCTTCGTCTTGTCCCACGGGGCGCGTTCCAGCTCGAACGTCCGCCCATCCCTCTCCCATGTGAGCGAGTGGTTAGCTTTGACGACTTCCGCAACGCGAATCCGCCCGCGTGCCTTTGCGTTCGCGGAACGGGCCAGCTTCCCGGCTATCGTCTGCGGTTCGTCTCGCACCACTCACCCCCTCGAAAGGGGGCCGCTCGCCCCCTCGGTGGTCACCCCTACGGGCCTTCCGGCAGGCTGATGGTGAAGCTCGTGATCGAGACTTCCGACCCTGACGTGATCGAGGTCGTGTTCAGGATCATGTCCGCGTCGCTCGTCCCGACCGTGCCCTGGTAGACCACCGTGCCGCCGTCCTGCGTGAGCACCCGGAAGTGCGTTGCGGTGCCGGTGGCGTTCGCGGAGGAATCGGCCGTGATGCTGGCCGCCGTCACGATGGCCCCCGGCGTGGCGTCAGCAGCGTTGCCGAACGCCGTGGCGCTCATGGTCAGCTGGGCTAGCAGCGTGTTGCCTTCGGCGGCGTCGGCGTCTGCCGGCGGGGTGCCGTCGTAGATGTTGATGACGGCGGCAGTCCCGGCGTCGGCTGCGTCCGCGATAGCGTTCAGCGCGACGAGCGCCACGGCGTTCGTGATGTAAAAACCCGCGGCGAGCAGCACGTCGCCGAGGATCTTGCGGGCGCCGCCCCGGAAGCGGTCCCAAAGGCCAGCCGTGAAGCTGCGCGGCGGGCGTGCCGGTTCCAGCCGGACGCGTCCGGTGGGCATTGCGAGGATGGCGGCGCTCACGAGGCATCACCCGGCTTCTGGCGCGGGGCCGGTTCGACCTTCGGGATGCTCCGCACCACCCCGCCGATGTGCTTCCGTTCGAACCCGACGAGTTCCCAGATGGTCGCTGCCGTCACGACATCCTCGTTACCAGCCGCGCGGGCCGCATCGATGATGGTGACGAGCTCCGAGCTGGTCTTGCCGCCGAAGATGGGCTCGAACTGCGGGCGGTTCTCTTCCACCCACTGTTCGGCCAGGGCGTAGGCCGCGTCGCGGTTCGGCTTGTCGGCCCATGCGTCGCGGAAGTCCTGAAGGGTGACAGTCATCCGGGCTACTCCCTGCCCGGAAACGAAACGGCGCCGGACTCGCCTCTAATGGAGGGCTCCGGCGCACGGTGGCGCACACGCGATTGGTTGCTATGTGACGGCGTTATCCTACCATGCTGCGCCCCCGATGGAGTAGGATGGCGGTATGGCAAGCGTCATCATCGACCACACCGGGTTCTACAAGTTGACGTGGCCGTGCCGCCATGTTCATGAGGCCGTCGTGTACGCCGCGGGCGACGTGTACATGGGCACCATCAACTTGAACGCAATGGGGCACGTCGCGCTGTGTGCGGGGCAAGAGATCGAGCCGTGCCAGCATTGTGGCGCTGAGGCCAGAACGGAGTGGGTAGATACGGCGACTGAGCCTTACGGCGGCCGTATCACGCCGACAGACGTTCGCGCATAGCAACACGGTCGCCCTCCCTCACGATGAACGCGTGTACCTGCTTGCAGGATGAGCACCGCGCCCAGATGGTCGAACCCTCGGGGGCATCGCTGTCCGGCCCGCGCTTCCCGCAGTCGCCGAACGATGGCCGCCTCATCCCGCCCTATCCTTCACGATGTAGCCCGCCAGCCCGATGACCCCGCCAACAGCCCACGTGATCGGCTTGGACGCCACCCGGGCGACGAAGTACAGCCGGTCGCGCTCTGCCTTGCGGCCGTCAGCAATCCCATCGTCCCGGTCGTGGCGTTTCTCGATCGCCATCAATCGCTGTTCATGGTGGTTGCCGCGTCCGTTCATGTCGTCCAGGCGCCGCTTGATCTCAACCAGTTCGATGTGGTGGCCCTCTTGCCGGACTTCGATGGCGTCGGCCTGCTTGGACACATCCCCCACCATCCCGCGTAGATCGTGGATGTCGCCGCGAATCTCCGTGCGGAAGTCCGCCAACACCTGTAGCAGGATGGTTGTCTGGTGGTTAGACTCGCTCGGCATTTCCGAACCTCCGCTGTTCGGGATTGCATGCGGCGCGGCGGGGGAGTTCCGATCCTCCGCCGCGTCTGGGTCGCTGTTCATTCTACCGCTCATGGGTCGCTCACCGAGGCCGGACTGAGGGTCCACGTAACCTCGTGGAAGGTGCTCCCGTGGCTCAGATGGTGCTCAATCGATTCGATGAAGAAGTCCTCGTCTATCCCGAGATCCGCGTTGTTTTCCGCCGTCACGGTCACGCGATCGCCCACCCGCCGGTTGAGCGCCTGCGTCATGTAGGCGGCCGATTTGTTCGCTACGAAGGACATCTCCAGCCGGGGGTGTGGGTCTTTGGTCGCGGCGAGGATCGTGTCGGCCCACAACTCCGCCTCGCCCGTGTTGGGGAACAGCGGGGCGACCGCCGGGTATTCCTTCACGCCGAATGTGTCCTGCGAGGTCGTGTCTTCGGAGACCACCGTCACGAGGTCGCCCTCCACGATGGGATAGCCCGTAACCTCGATGTTCTCGTGGACCTGCGTCGTGCCGCCGACGCTGGCGTTGTAGGCGATGGTGAACTTGCCGTCCGCTCCGTTCGGCAGGTTGCCCGTCACGGGGGTTTCGCTGGAGGGTTCGCCGCGCAGCGCAAAGACCTGCCCGAACCGCTGGTCGTCGCCCGTGACGGTGAACGCGCCGGGCTTCTCCGTGACGGCCGTGACGGTCTTGTAGGCGGTCGCGAGGTAGGAGTACGCGCCGCCGCTCGCCTGGAATTCGGCATACGTCAGGCCGCCGTAGCCGGAGGGGGCCGCGCTCACGTTCGGGTTCGGCGTGATGCCCAGCCCGCGAACGCTCGCTATTACTAGCGTCGGAATAGCGCCCCACGGGAAGTTCGCCCGGATCTCGTTGTAGTACGTGCCGCCGCCGAAGACCTGCGGGTTCACCCAATAGCCCGAGTCGTAGACCCAGAGGCCCGAGATGTTCGACAACGAGCCCGGCCAGTCGTCGATCCGGAAGACATGCACCACGATGGGGTTGGGCGAAGACGCCACCGTGAAGTTAACCGACGTGCCGTCTTCGTCCCCCACCGCGTTCTTGGCGTAGACGTAGCCCGGCAGTTCAGTCCAGCCGGCCGCGCTCATCCGGTGGGTCGACATGACGAGCAAGAGGTCGTCGGCCGCCACGGTGGCCGGCATATCGACCGCCGCCGTCGTGGTGCCTTCGGCGAACGTTTCGCTCGCCACGCTGATGACGGTAGGGGCGCCACCAATCCGCACGTCCCGGCTATGGCCCGTCCAGCGCGACACGAGCCCGCTGTAGGTCGCGGTCAGTTCCCGCGTCTCCCCGCTCGCCAGCGCGTAGGGGCCGGGGTCGGTGTAGAGCGTCGTTTCGGAGCCCTCGGAGTACGGCGAGAGGCTGGCCTTCACGCGGTTGAAGATGAGGTCGCGCCAGTCGAGTTGGCGGATCGCCTGGTAGCGCAGCGCGAACGGGTCAGCCTCCGAATCGCTGAACACCGCCGACACCGTCTGGTTGAGCGCTCGCACGGCGCGGGAGTCGAACGCCACCTGGCCTTCGTGGGTCTCGTGGAGGAACCCGATCTCGACGTCTTCCAGTTCGCGGCAGAGGGCGAGCGCCGAATCGGAGTCCCGCACGTAGGGGCCGGTCGTCAATTGGCCCGGGTCGATGCGCCCCGGAAGCGTGATGCCCGCCCGGTTGAGGATCGCGCCGATCGCGTGGCCCGTCCCGACGCCATCGAGGTAGACGGGCGGCGTCACGTCCGTTTCGTTCAGCTTCCGAAGTGGCCCGACGGCCCGGAGGGTGGCGGTCTTGAACGGCCCCGGCACGGAAGTCGGTTCGACGTATTCCAGCGTGCCGGTCCACAGGACGCCGTCCGTGGGGGTCGGCAGGCCCGACAGCACGAGGAAATCGTCAGCGCCGGCCGAATCGTCCCCACCGTTCTTCGTGACGGCAAACCCCACGTCGGTGGCCGTATCGTCCGCGATGCCGAGGGTGCCGACCGGGACGCCGTTCACGTAGCAGGTCGCGACGTTGCCGACCGCGTAGACCGCGATGATGGTGCCCACCACCCACGGGACTTCGACCGAGAACTCGGCCACGATGGAGCCGCTCACCCAAACCGAGCCGCCCGCCTGGCCGTTCGAACGGATACCGAACTGCCCGAAGTTGCTTCCATCGGCCACGCGGAAATACACGTCCACCCCGGCGAACGTCCCGCTACCGGGTTCGGCGAGCCGCACCTGAACGAAGTGATCGGCCTCCCCGCAGTCCACCGTCGCGATGTCGGTCGCGCCGGAGCTGTAGACGACCTGATCCACAATCGTGAGGCCCGCCACCAGGTTGGTCCACGAGCCGCCGATCTCCGCCGTGCCGAGCGATCCGTTCGCCCGGTTGAACCGGTCTCGCGCAAGGATCACCGGGTCGGTGGGGGTCGAGCTGGCCGACCGGAGCCGCACCTTGCGGCCCAGCCATCCGTCCGCTTCGTACAGCGGCCCACCCGTCTTGAAGCTGCTGAACCGCCCGTCTGCGTTGTTCAAGTACGCCACGAGCGTACCCGGGGAAGCGTTGCCGATCAGGTTGCTCGCGTAGTCCCGGCCGGTGAACGTCTGGCAGTCCATGACGTATTCCGTGATGTCCTCGATGGCTTCGGAGAAGTCGCCATCGTTGTCCCAATCGACCTCGAGCGTGTAGGCGCCAGTGACCTGGGGAGGGCGTACCGCCTCAAGCGCTGCCGACACGGACGATGTCAACGTGAGACGGGCATCAACTTCGTTAGAGTGTGTTACAACCAGCTTCGGCGCGCCATCGCCACCGGAGCCGTACTCGTTGGTTCCCCATATTCGGGCGGCCTCATCATCACCCCTGTCGATCTCCGCCACTGTATCGGCTGAGCAAAGAACGATCCCGAGCGTGCCGCCGGCCGTGATAGCGTCTTTCAGGTTGTCACCATCAGAAGTGAAGGCGAAGTAGATGGGCGGATCCTCTTCGGTGTAGCCCGTGGTATTGAAGGTCGCGAGCCGCGTTAGCGCGGCCAACTCAGCCGGTTCGCGCCAATTGGTAGACGCGAGCCCACTGCCACCCCAGTTGTACTCGCGAGCCTCCACAATGAAGTCTGCTCCGTCGTCCGCGCCGGTGCCCACCAGCGACAGAACGGCGTCTGAAATAAGGTCGAGCGCCGACATCCCGGTAAAGTCGAAATGCAGGAAGGCCTCATGAACCGTCCATGTCCCTGGCTCGCCAAGGGATGGTCGCTGCCCGACCGTCATGGCGCCCGTTGCCGTGTCGGTCGCAAGGACTGCGGCCTCGGTTGTCGCGATAGCGTAGCTCGTATCTGAATAGGTGAATATCCACCCGTCGCCAGACTCGCTGTAGAACGTGCTTACGGTGCCAGGCCTGGATTTGACCCACGGCTCACGCCCACCCTTTGTTACCACCGCCACGGTGTCAAGCAAGTCCGCACGGACGTCGCCGGGGATTCCGTCCCACGCCTGAACGCGATCGCGAAAGATGAGTTGGTCGCCATTCCACACCATGAGGTCGAAACATGCAGCGTGTCGCCCATCCTGCTCCCGCGCGAATGGCGCACGCTCCAGCTGGAAGGCCCATCCACCAGCGTTCCATTTCGCGGCCCGGCCGCCTCGCACATTGCGAGCTACGCGCTGCGCCCCGTCCTTCCGTGCCATTAGTCGGTCGAATCCGCAAGAGTGATGACCGGCGTCAGCATCACGGCGTCAACGTCGGTTGAGAACGGGAGAGGGGACGAGAACCGCTCCGCCGCCACGAGAAGTCCGCTGGTCTCCTGCGTGAGATACCAGCCGTAGATGTTCTGGGTTGCCTGGTTGGCGGAGCTTGCGAATTCCTGTGCCGCGTACTCGATGCTTGAAGGCGCGCCTGGCGTTGCGGTCCACGAGGCACCCGCGAGAGTTTTGGCGGAGTAGCCCGTAAAGTCGGCCTCAGTGGCAGCACTCTCGGTATCGCCTTCCGCCGGCGTCCAATCATTCTTGTACAGCCGCATCACAAGGTTCTGTGGCGCCGTGTGGTTCACGCTCGCCTTGAGCATGATGACCTCGCCCTGGTTGACCAGCTTGCCCGCCATCGTGCCCTCCTACGTCCCGAACGCCAGCCCCCGGAAGCCACCTTCCCGGAGCGCGTCGCGTACTGCTCGTTTGATGTCCCGCTCGCCCTGGATGACCGACCCGGCCACGTGGACGTTGATCGTGAGTCCACCCCCCACGCCGCCGCCCTTGTGGGTGGGAAGGATGGTCTCGCCGCCGTGAACAACGGCCAGTTGTGCTGAACCCCTCGGGCCGGGCACGACACCGCCATCGTCGAAGATGTTGCCCCCCACGAGGGACCCGACGAACCCGGCGCCCTTCTTGGCGATGCCCACTCCGGGGATAAAGTCGGTCGGGTCGGGCTTCGGGATGTTCCGCAAGTCTTCTGCCAGCGCCTTCACCGCGCCCGCGATCGTCTCGATCAGCGCCTTCACCGCGTTCAGCGGGGCCATCGCGATTTCCTTCAGTTCCTCCCACGCGCGTTTCCAATCGCCTTCGAGGATGGCCGTGATGAGTTGCACCACGTCGCCTATCGTGTCGGCTATCAGCTTCACCTGCTCGATGATCCCCTCGATGATGGGCAACACGATCTGATCGACTTTCTGCCACGTCTCCCAGAGGGCAATCAGCGCGGGCTTGACGGTGTTCTCCCAGCCGTCCTTCACGTCCTGGAAGAACTGCTTGATGGCCGGGCCGTGCTCTTCCCAGAACTCCCGGACGGCCGGCAGCACCTTCTCGTTCAACACTGTCACGAGTTCCGTGAGTGCCGGGATCAGGGCCTGCCCAAGGTCCGTCTTGAGATCCTTCCACTGCGCCGACAGGATGCGTTGCTGGTTGCTCAGTGAATCGCTCGTGCGCTCGAAGTCGCCGCTCGCCGCCCCTGCGCCGTCCAGCATCAGTTTGTACGCCGCCAGCGCCTTTTCCTGCTCCGTCAGTTCCTTCGTCGCAGTCTTGCCCGTCATCGCGAGGGCTTCCTGCTGGACCGCCGCCGCGTTAATCGTCGGGACGAACCGCTGGAGCGCGTCGTACTCACCCCGGAAGGCCGCAGCCTGCGCGTCGATGACCTGCGTAATGTCAGCGTTGTGGAAGCTCGCAAAGTCCGACGCGAGTTCCGTCATCTGCTTCGACATGTCGGCCGTTACATCCGAGCCAATCCCGAGTTGGCTAAACATGTTGCCGAAGCTCGCCGCCGCGTCGAGGGCTTCCGCCTTGCTCTGCCCGAACGAGGTGGCCGCACTATCGGCCCACTTCTCTACGGCCTTCGCCTGGTCGCCGAAGATCGTGTTGGACTTGCTCAGGATCTCGTTGTAGTCCCTGGCCAGCCCTACGGAGCTTTTCAGCGTCCCAATCGCAGCGTCCGCCGCCGTGCCGGTCAGTTGGGCCGCGAGTATCCCGCCGCCGATCTTCCCGATGTCACCGAACGCGGCCGCCAGCTTGCCCTTGAAAGTCTTGGCTTCCGCCTCTGCTTTCTTCGTGTCGAGTGCTACGTCTACCCGTACTTCATTCCCCATCGGACTTTGCCATGCCGATCAACTCAGTCCATTCCAGAATCCGCACGTCCTGGTCCATCAGTTCCGAGGGCGTCAGGTTCCACATCTGGCAGAGGCGGTAGATCAGCAGGGCTTCCTCCAATTCCGGCGGCATCTCTATCGGGCTTCCGTCGTTTCGGAATCCGCCTTTGACGTGTTTCCATTGGGCGACCCGCTCCCTAAAGGGGCGCCTACCCCTCCGCGGACGCGGGCCACCCTTGCCCATGAATGCAGCAACCCGAGCTGAAAGGTCGCCGGGAGCCGCAACAGGTTCGCGCCGTTCGCCTCCGCCGGTTCACCCTCGATGTCCACATTCCAGTCGATTAGGAACCGGTCGCCGAAGTCCCGTAGCCCGGCTTCGAGTTCATCGATAGCCGCGTCGTCATCGATCGAGAGCGCGTCCAGCCGGCGAAGCATCCGGAAGTCCCGGAAACGGGCGGCATTCCGCGCCCGCACGACAACACCGTCATATCCGTCCACTGTGAGCGTCAGGGTCGGGCTCAGTTCAATGCGCTCAGCCATGGGCCACCGCCATGTGGTACGCTCCCGCGCCGGAGGTAGAGCGATGCTTCGATACCTGATCCTTCCCGTCTTGCTGCTGACCGCATGCGGCGGCAACTCGCCAGAACCCACCCCCGTACCCACTCAGGAGCGCGCCACAGTGACTTCGCAGGTGCCCGAACGCGCGATGGAACACCTGCTGACCATGCTTTCGGACGGTCAGTACCCGCGCGCCTACGCGATGGTTCATCCGCTCTATCAGGAAGAGGTCGATCAGGAAACGTTCGTGCGATGCAACGCGGCATCCCCGTTCACGCTCGTTTCCTTCAACGCGGTCGAAACGCACACCGCTGACGTGGTGGTCTCCGGGCAAACCATCAAAGGAACGGGTGTTACCGCAGATGTCACGCTGGACCCCGGCGGGACATTCCGCGATACGCTCTACTTCGCCCAGGTGGAGGGCGAATGGCGAGCACTGATCAGGGATCTTGCTTTTTACGAGAACTGCTGACACGGAATCCCCCTCTTGTGTGCCGGGCCGTGCCCCCGAGGGGATCAAAGGGCCGTGCCCGGCGCGTGCGTTAGCTCCAGGCGCCCGGAGTGCCGTTGCTGAGTTGAATGGTCGAGGTGCCCTCAAGGTTGAGGTCGCTACCGATCCCAACGTCGTAGTTCGCCACGATCCCGGTGAAGGTGAACACGGGGCCTGCCGTCGTCGTAATCACGACCGACCCGCTCACCGTGCCGTTCGTCGCCGGGCTCAGAACCGAATGGGCTCCCGGTGAGGCGTTCGATACGCGCGTCGTCAACTGCAATTGAACGTCCCGCCGGCCGATAATTCGCTGGAATCCGGCAAGGTCGAGAGCCGAGACGTCCAGCATCTCGTTCGGCACGCCGATGCTCAGCGATTTCACGTCCTCTGAGATGTCTGAGCCGCCGACAGTGAGGCTTGCGATAAGCCCGTTATAGGTAGCCATGTGAGCCTCCTAGCCCGGTGTGGCGTGAATTCCCACGGCGAACGTCGCCGGGTTGAATGTGCCGGTCGTCTTCACGCGGACATACCGCTGGACGATCCCCGATAGCGATGCGATGCGTTGAGCCCCCCGGCCCGAACCGGAAGTCACTGCGGTAAATGCCCCGCCCGTCAGGTCTGCGAACTCGCCCGCCACGTTGTTGGGGGCGTCCTGGAGGGCCACCGTCACGGACGTCCCGGTGACGCTGAAGACCTGCGATTGAGCCGCCCACCCCCGGTGTGACGTGCGCGTCACCGTCCCGGCCGAACCCGCACCGGTCACCGTTACATCGATGGTGAACGTGTCGGAGCCAGTCACCGTCACGGTGTGGCCGCCGTTGAGTGAAGGGGTGGAGTTATCGCCCGCGATCAGCACGGAGTCGCCGGTCTGGAGCCCGTGCGCCGCCGCAGTCGTTATCTCCGTCGGGTTATCTTCCGAGGTCGCCGAAATATTCACCGCCGATACCCCGGCGGGAATGCCGAGGTCGATGCCTGTGCCGCTCGCCGTCGCGCCCGTATCGGTGCGCTGGCCGTCCGTGATGAGCTTGCCCCACTCCAGCGGGTAACCCTCCGAAGCGAGCGCCCGCACACTGAACGAGGCCGCCAGGTCCTGCCCGATGGCCGGGTTGTACTCTGCGTACTTCGCCAGCAGCATCGCGCAGATCGCGCCGTCTTCCGGCGGGATGGGAATCATGATCGGAACGGCCGTCTGCGGGAGCGCCCCCAGGTGGACGTGCGCCCCAGCCGGGTCAAGCCATACGTTGTACGCGATCTCCCCGTCGAACCTTCCGGCGATACGCTGCATCCCGGCGAGTTCGATCGTCGGCACGTCCAGCAGGTTAGGCCCGCCACCGATACGCTGAATCGCCCCAGCGTTGCCAGACAAGTCATACCCGGCGGCATAGAGGTTGCTGAGACCAGAAATTACCGTCATGTCGCCTCCAGGATTCGCGCGTGAACCTCAAACCCGATCTGCCGCATTTCGATCTCCGAGTTGCGCCACGGTTCAAACACCGCCTCAGTGTCGTCTTCCACCGTCACGAGGTTCACGGTCTTGCCGGCCACCGTGTAGGTGGTGGATGTAGACGGCGGTGTCAGCGCGACGATCTCGGCCGGCAACGCGATCAGGACGGTGGCAATTTCGTCCTCCTGTCGCTCGACCACATCCGGCTCACCCACCGCAGGCCAGAAACACATCACGCTGAATACCAGCGCGACCGAACGGCGGCCTCGCACGTTGCGCGGGCCTTCCGGGGGCTCCTGAGTTCGCTGAACCTTCCAGACAATCTGCGGGACAGGGTGAGGTACGAGCGTTCGGGGTTCGCCCTTCAAGACGTGCTGGAAGTATTCCTCCGATGCGCCTGGTAGGCGGAAGGACCTCAGGACACCCTCCAGCGCGGTGGTGAACTCAGCCATTGAGTTCCTTCGCTATCCCGGCCGCCATAAGCGCCTGCTTGTTGATCTGTCGCGCCTTCGTCCGCCCCTTGCGCCACATGTAGTACGCCGGGCCGATCTTCACACCCCGCCGCGTACCGCGTTCGCTCCACGTCTTGCGCTTCACCCGAAGGTTCGACTTCACCGAGACGCCCCGGTTATCACGCCAGATCACCATATCAACCGAACGCTTCAACTCGCCGGACCGCGTTGGCGTATGGAGCTTCACCGTTGCCTCGATCTGCGTGCCAACCTTCGATAGCCCAGGCTTTGCCCCCTTGCGAATAGCGGAGCCCGGATCGCCGAACAGGTTGCCCTTAAATCGAATAGCCATTCACGCCACCGCCTTCGTGTCGAACACGTTGCCCGACAGTTCGAGGTAAGGGGATGAGCGGCGAGCCATCAGCCCACCCCCCACGTCCGCCGGTAGGCGTCGATCGTGCTGAACCACCGGGCCCGCGCGCCGCGGATCTGCGAGGTCTGCGCCATCTCTTCCATCGAGGGCGCCCCGCCGGTGTACGCCAGGTTCGCGTCCCACCGCCGCATCACGACCCGCTCTCGGATGATCTCCTCCACATCCCGCGGGAACCGCCGCACGTACAGCGTGTCTGCCGTCGTGTGCGCCGCGGCTGTCGTCCCGTTGATGGCCCGCGTGACCGTCACGCTGTCAGCCGCAACGGACGTCACGTCCATCTGCTCGGAGCCAAGCACCAGCGTGTCGCCCGGGAACACCTTGTTCGCCGCACCGGTCGCCGTGAGGCTGGTCGCCGAATCGTTGATGTTAGCCCCGAGCGTCAGGCCGGTCGATTCGAGCTCGTAGCTGTAGCCCCGCATGCCCGTGATTTCGAGGGCGCGGCGAGCGGTCGGCCAAACCGTGATCAGCGTGCTGTTAGGGTTAATCTCCAGGTGCACGATCGGCTTGTTTTCGTCATCGTCCAGGCGCTCGACAAAAAAGTCGGTGTCCTCGATCAGCGTTACGCCGTACGCTCCGGGCGTCACACTCGCCCACTTCAGTGACGTTATGCTCACCATGTCGAACGGAAGCCGCAGGCGGTACGGTTTTCGGCAGGAGCCCGTGATGTACCACGTGCCGACCGTGGCGGCGAAGTCTCGCCCGGTCGCTCGCGAAAACTCGTCGCTAACATCGCCGATGGTGGAGACGAGAACATCGTCCACAGACGAGGTGTTTGCCAGACCGGCGACGCTGGCCTTCACATCGTTGAGGCGGGCCAGGTTCGTCATGGCTCACCTCACGAAGACTTTGACGCGGAACGTCTTTGTATCGCCGCCAGCCGAGATGACGGCCCGCAGGTTGCAGCCGGGGACGAAGAACAGTCGTCCGGTCTTGGCGCCCGTCGCCAACGCGAGGTCGGCCCCTGCGTTGTCCTGCCCGAACCGCATGGGATAGAGCTTGTCCAGCGCGGCGTTGCCAATATCGGCGTGGTTGACGATCGCCTCGCCTACTTCCTCGTCGCTCGAAGAGAAGCGCGTGACCGTGCCGGCATCGCCCGCCGTCGTCACTTCCACCGGGATGGTGAACGTGTCCGTGTCGGTGACCGTCACAACATGCTCCCCATTAAGGGACGGCGTCGATGTGTCGTCGGCGATAATCACGTGATCACCAGTCACGAGGCCGTGCGCGCCATCGGTCGTGATCTCGGTCGGGTCCTCTTCCGACGTGGCAAGAATCGTCACGGCCGCGCTTTCGCGGTAGCCGGTCGATAGCACCGGCGACAGCACGAGGTTTGCTCCATCGGTGAGCATCGCGCCATCAACTTCGACGTACACAACTTCGCCCGTAACGGGCCCAGCTTCGACCGTCGCGTCGCCCGATTCGTCTGTGGTGCCGGCAAGGGTCACGACCTGGTAGTTGCTCACCGGTTCTTACCTCCCCTCACCTGACGGTCGATGGCCCCGTCAGGCGTCGCGCGCGCCTCTCCCTTCGGCTTGCTCTTCGCGAAGGATCCGGGAGAGTCCACCAACAGGTGCGCCGCCTGCTCTTCCGTCAGGTCAAGCGCCTGCCCGGCCTCGTACGTCACGACGCCGTTGCTGTAGCGGCTCACCACGTACAGGCGCATCAGGCGTCGCCCCACGCGAAGAAATCGACGAAATTCGTGTTGTCCGTCGATGCGGTCGGGGTCGGGTCCGATCCGTTGTGCCCCGAGGCGTACAGGTTTACCGTCTGGCCGCTGTACGACACGGTCACGGCGTTCAGTCCATCGACGGCGATACCGGGAGTAGCGAGGCGGATCGAGGCCACCGCCCCACGCACGACGGAGAGGTAGCGCGCGAGGCTGATGGGGGTTGGGTTCGAGCCGTCGAGCTGGACGGTGCCGCCAATCATGCGCTTGCCCCGGACGGCCCGCCCGGAGTCGAAATTGATGGTCACATCGCCTGCAGCCATGGTTCCTTCCTTTCCAGTCGGGGAGGGCTAAGTCGCCCTCCCCCGGCACGTTGGTCCGCTGGGTCGGCTAGACCGTGATGTTGTAGATGCCCGCCGCCACGGTGTTGCTGAACGTGTTAAACGAGCGGCGCGTGTACATCTCGAGGAGGTACTGGTCGCGGCCCTGGACGCGGTCGAGGAAGAACTCGACGCCGCGTCGCACGCCACCGAGGCAGCCGCGCGTGTTGACGATCGAGATCTGACCCTTCGTGTTGCTGGCCGCGGTGTCGCTCGCCTTGCCGTCCGCCTCCGTCTTGGAGGCGTAGGCCGGGCTGATGATCCGCATGCCGCCGAGGCGGGCGAGTTCGCCGGTCAGGATGGTGGCGCCCTGACCGTACCGCTCGACGGTCACCACTTCATCGAAGCGGTGAATCATGTCGTAGTAGGTCGAGCGGTCGCAGATCAGCAGCAGGTCGCTGACTTCCGCGCTCCAGTCGATGTTGGAGAGTCCTCCATCGACGTCGTTACCGGCCCCGTTGAGCCGGCCGCGCGCTTCGGTAATCAGCTCGAGCGAGATGGCCCCGCCGGCATCGGCTCCCTGGGTCGTCGCGTCAACCAGCCACTTGTGCCGAATTCCGTCCCACGCGAGGTAATGCTTCGTGTCGGCCGGGTCGGCGTCGTCCCGGTTGATGTTGCCGGTGCCGGCGTTCGTGGTGTCGCCGTTGTAGTAGGCGCTCGCCAGGTGGAGCCGGAACGATTCGGTCAGCTGGCCCCGGAGAAACGGAATCCACGGGACGATCGAGTCCTCGCCGAGCTCGCCCGACCAGAGTTCCTGGATGGTGAACTTCTTGGGGGTCTGCGTGACCTTGCTGGACCCGGTCTTCGACGTGCCGTACTTGGTGCCGACCGTGCTGTCGGTGTTCTCCGCCACCAACAGCATTTCGGGGAGCGCGCCGTCGATCGGCACGACCTGCGAATTCTCCCGGATCTCGACTTCCTGGATGAGGTTGAGCAGCGGGTCGCGGTTGCGCGCCGCCATCCACATGGACGACTCGTAGGCCGTCCCAATCAGGTCGGCGCCATACCCGCTTTCGGCCGTGTCCATCGCGCGGATGCGGCTGGAGCCGTCCGAGCGGCTCAGGCGCACCATCGGGGCAGGGCCAAACTTCGCCGGGTTCTCAAAGAGGTGGTGCCGCCATGCGCGGGTGAACTCCTCAGACGGCTCGTACCGAAGGCCGCGCACCTGGGCAGCCGCGCCGAGCATGATGCCGGCGAGTTCGAAGTCCGCGCGGGTGTAGCCCATCTGCTCAAAGGGGTCCATCACACGGATGGCCGCGATCTGGCCGCCAGGCAGCATGCCCGGCTCACGCTCGCTCGGCTCTTCCTCCGATGGGGCCGGTGGGGCGGCGGGCCGGAGTGCCCGCATCTCCTCGAGGACTGCGGCGTTGTGCTGGCGGGTCGTCTCGACCAGATCGGTGACCGCGTTGGCCACGGCCTCCATCGGGTCCACGGTCGGGGTTTCTTCGGTCACGATGCCATCTCCTTGGCCTTGGCGCGGAGTCGCTCCGCAATGTCGGTGAGCTTTTGCACTCGCGGATCAGGGGCCGCGACGCGCGCGGCACGGGCGGACTCGAGGAGCGCCATGCACTCCTCGCAGATGGCAAAGGCATAAGGAGCTTCGTTCCGGCAGCCGTCGGCGCAGCAGTAGTCGCCGGCATCCCGCGGTGCGAAGGCTTCAAGGTCGAGGGCGTGGCCATCGGCCCGCACCACAAGCGAACCGGGGTCGGCCGGTATCGGAACATAGGACACCTCGAGCAGCTCGTGACCGCGCTCGAACACAAGCACCTTGCGGCCGTTCACGTCGCGGTGCGTGGTCTCGCCCGGCGTCCAGCGAACCGACGTGGCGTTGACAAACCCGCCCCGGATCGCCTGAAACACCTCGTCGGCGCGGGGGTGTGAGGCGAACTCGTGAACCTGGAGCATCTCGTCGGGAGATGTGATTGTTTCGACGGCGCGCCCGATGGGCAGGCTCGAATCATCGTGGGCCCAAAGGACTACCGGGTTCCGCTCGTAGTTTCGGAGGTTCCAGCCGGACTGGTTGATGATCGCGCCGTCTCGCGCTACCTCACCGGTGGACACGACGACCGTGACGCGGCGCGTGTCCTCATCGTGGGCCCTGACGTATCCGAAGGTTTCAAGCAGTTCGGCCAAAACAAAAGCCCTCAAACGAACTGGTCGTTGAGGGCACGATGACCGGGGCCACAATGGTTGGCTCGGGGTGGGTTGTCGGAAAGTGAACCACCCACCTGCGAATTCTGTCAATACCTAGGTTTGGTTTCGAGCATGACAGCGCGGGCAGTCGATGACGCTGCCCGGCCCGAGCCTCCGCGCCAACTTCTTGCCACAACGCCAGCACGACGGGTCGGTCTTCACCTTCACGGCGGCGTCGGCCATCTCATCCTCCTGGTGCGGCTGCATCACTTGATTGCGCCTTCGGCATCTTCGCGCCCGCCGGGATGGGGCCGAAGTCCTCACGCTGACGAATCTCATCAATCGTGATGGCCTCCAGTTCCGCCATGCCCTGGTAGTAGGCCACACGCTCCGCCGTATTGCCGCGGAGGATCGCATCAACGTTGAACTTGACGTATTGGTTAGCTGGCAGGAGGAACTTACTGATCGATTGCTCGAACCATGTGATCCATGGCTGGAGCGTGAAGGTCAGCAGGTGCTGAGTTCGGTCCTGCAGGTTCGCGTATGTGAGCGAGGCCGAACCCTCCACCGCGGCGCTGATCATCTCGGCCGGGACGAGGAAATCCCGGGCGATGTCCACCACCTGATAGCGGCGCGACTCGAGCGATTGCAGGTCGTCGGGGTTGATGGTCGTCGGAGTCCACTTGAACCCCTTGCCGATCACCAGCACTTTGCCCGCATTCTCCGAGCCGCCGTGCTTCTCCTCGAACAGGTCGGCGATAGCGTCGGCCTGCGCCGTGTCGATCGGTTGTTCGGTGGCCAGAATCCCGCTCGGCTGGCCGCCGGTGCCGCTGATCTTTGCGGCAGACTTCTCGAGGGACGCATGCAGCCCGATCGCATTGGCGCCGAGCGCGATTGGCGATAGGCCCTTCAGTCCATCGGTGCCCCACCCGGGGATGTGGACGATGTTGCCGCCGGCGGCGAAGTCCTTTTGTTCAAGCGTCCCGTCCACGAGGTAGACCTTGTCCCCGACGCTCGTCCGGCCGACCTGGATCCGCTGCGGATCAATCGGCCAGAGATACTTCGGTTTGCCCCCCGCCCTCTCGACGTAAAGATAGGTGTTTCCCGTCAGGACGCCGTGGCCGAGCGCGACCGTCCAGTGGATTGAGCTTGGCGCCTCAGGATTCGGCTGATCCCAAAGGAAAGCCGTCTCGGGCGTCTTGACCAGCAGCCGCCCACCATCCGGCAACCGCTCGTGAACGTGAAGCGGAAGCATCCCGATGGTTCGCGAGATGAGGTTGACGCAGGCATAGACGGCCGAGACTCGGAGGGCCTGCTCGCGGTCGATGTACTGCCCTGTTGCGGCGCGGCCGCCGATGAGTGATCGGAGTTCGATCCGCTGGTTTTGGAGCGGGTAGGCCCGCACCGAATCAATGACCACCCTGGCAAGCGATACCACGGGTCAGCTCCCTTTCCTCCCCCTCATGGCCCCGTAACCGATTAGCACTAATCCTGCCAATACGATCCCGAGAAGGCTCTGCCACTGATAAGTAGCATATACGATTAAACCGAAACCGAATGGCTCCAGCGACGCGACGAGGCCCCTCTGCACACGTATAGCCATTGTCCTGACTTGTTTCATCGCTTCCCCCCAAACGAGAACGGGATGTCGGTACTCTCTTCCGCCAGCGCCCCCGCGGCGATCGCGTCGAGCCGCGCCTGCCAGGACAGGCACCCCGCCATGGCCGCGTCGATCTTCTTTGGCGACCTCGGCCGGTCCTTGCGGATCAACCACAGCGGCTGGTCGTCGTCGTCCTTCATGTTGAGGGACAACCGCTGCGAGTTCCCGATGTGACTTGTCATGACCTTGTCGCCGTCGTTCGGCACGTCGCCCGCCCGAATGGCACCAGCGTAGGCCCGAAGGGCGCCCGCCATCTTTCGATACAGCACGGTCGGCCACGCCACCACGACGCGGTCGTCGTGCGCCCCGGCCCACTTCGAAACGTAGGTCTCCCACTTGGACGGGTCGGCATACATCCGGCAGACGCGGTAGGTTTCGAACGCCGTCTGGACCGTCGCATCAACATCCTCCGCCGGCACTTCCTCGCCTTCCTTCTTTGGTTCCCAGATGCGAATGGGCCACTGAAAACCTGTAGCCACATGCGTGGCCACAAGCGCCGTTGCGTCATCGCGCAGCGAGCCGTCGAATCCCAGCGTGATCAGGTCGCCGGCCTTCGCCGGGTTGTCTGCCTTCGCTTGTTCCCACGCGGCAACATCAAACGCCTGCGCCGCCGCTGCGACCGGACGGTTGAGGTACACCCGCTCGAGGTATTGCAGGTCGGCCTCGGGGTCCTGCCACTGTTCGGCGATCCCCTCGATGTCCTTCCACGCCGCGGTCGGCCCGGCCGCCTCCTCGATCGCCGCCCGCAACTGTGGCGGGTCAGACAGGTCATACCCGTCGCTCGCCTGGCGGTGGAAGTAGAAGAGTCGCGAGTCACTGATCGAACCATCCGCAACAGCCTCGGCGTAGTGGAACGTGGCCTCCGCGACGCTGCCCTCGCCTGGCGTGAACGCCGTCGTGGTCTCGAGCTCCCACGGGTCGGCTAATAACCGCTTGGGCAGGTTCGCCAACATGGTTCGGTGCGCTTTCTTTAGTCGTTCGGTGTGCCAGCGGTGGGTCTCGTCTTTGTGGCTGAACGTCGTGCGGGCGCCGTCGCGCGAGTCCGGGGCGCCAGCCAGCGCAACAGCCTTCCCTTTCCCATCCGCTCGCATGATGCGCTCCAGCCCGATGTCGAAAAGGTGCCGCACGGCGCTTTCGTCCAGGATGGCATGAAGCGCGGCATACGCCAGGTCCTCCGACTGCTCTTCGGTGTACGCCACCATCGGGATGTACGGGTCAACCACCGGGCGCCCGATCGGCCTGCCGTTCGAAAACCGGTCGCACCGGACCGGCGCATCCGGCGCCAGCTCGCAGGCCGCGACCCACGCGGCAAGCTCCGTCTTGGCCGAACCCTTCTGCGCCGACCATCCAGCGCGCCGAAACCGTCGTCGTCCCGCGATGCTCTTGCCGTTCGGGTCCTTCGATCCCTCGGGGTAGACCTCGTAGAAGCTGTAGATCAGCGCCCGCTTTTCGTCGTCGATAGCCGCCCTCTTGCCGCGGAGGTCGCCCGGGCCGAACACGAGGTTCGTCTCGATGTACTGGCAGACTGCCGGGCCCAGCGTCGGCCACGGCTCCCCATCCTCTAGCGGCACCATCAGGATCGTCACTTAACCGCCCTCAGCACTTTGCGCGGGTCCTCGGCTGGCTCAGGGATATCCGCCGGCGCTTCGCGTACCGCTGAGGCTGGCTGTTCTTCGACCCGGGAGCCCTCCACCCTCCAGTCGTACCGGCGCCGCGACATCACATCCAGCCCGACCCGGGCCTCCTGTTGCCGAATCTCTGCCGCCAGCGTCGGCGTAGGGTCAGCCGCGAACTTGTTTCGCAGCACCGCCACCAGGTAGAGCACTTCGTAGTCAGCCTCCAGCCACCTCGCGGCCATCGGTGAGCGCCACACGACACGCCACCACCGATGAACCTGGGGACGGATCAACTCCACCCCGAGCAGTTCCTTCGTCAGCGGCGGTGCTTTGACCTTCGCGTTCGGGTCCAACACGTCGTGCGTGGACGCCTTGTTGCGCCGCTGCCGAACCGCTGGGTCCTTCGGTTTAGGGCCGGGCATTAGAAACCTCCATCTTGTACGCACAAAAAGGATCG